AAGCTTGTACTGCGCCAGCCAGTGTGCCGGCAGAATCTCCTGCTCCAGCGTGTCCTGCCGCGCAATAAAAATCGGTTCGTTCATGCCTTCCCCTCCTTCCTGTAATATAAGCCGCCGCCCGAAACCCCAAGCCGGTATTTCTCCCCAGTCACATCATCAATGATGTATCTTGCATCCTCCGCGGCCGCTGCCATTTCCTTTCGCAGGGCCGCCGCTGTCGTGTATATCTCCCCGAAGATGTCCGCCCGCCTGTTCTGTGGGTCGTAGATCCGCGCCTGCATGTCTGCCGCCCCAATCGCAACCACCCTGTCCAGAACAAATCGTACCGTAGCCGGCTGATATTCGCCCCTCGGCTCGTAAGGCTCCATGTTGTCCTTCGTCAGCACGTTCGCCCCGTTCCAGTTGTCAATGTCCGTCTGCGTCAGCCCGTCCAAAAGTGACTTGTTTGCATGCTCGTGCAGTGCCGCAAAGGCTGCCGCCAGCTGCTCCGCCGCCTCGTCCGTAAAGTTGTTGTCCGTCAGCACCTTGTAAAGCGTTTCGCTCCCCGTCCGCTTCTCCCTGTCCTGCTTTCCGTCAAGGGCGGTCTGCATCGCGGTGGAAATCGGCTTGTCCGCGTCCTTCGTCATGTCAATCATCCCCAGCTGCGCCGCCATGAAAAGCACAAAGCGGTTGAAGGCAGGAATGATAATGTCCTTGGAAAGCTCGTCAAACACCGCCTTCGCCTCGTCCTCCGGCTTCTCCATGGGGTTTGTCTGTGCCGAAACGCCCTTGCCCACCAAGCTCTCCGGTGCAATCGCATAAGCCGCAGCTTCCTCCTTTTTGGTCTCCGCCATAATAAAAACACCCCCTTTTTCCTCTGTCTTAACAACTTGAAATCCTGATTTCAAGTTAGCGGCTCAGCCGCCTACCCCTTGTAGTTACCGTTTTCTGTGTATTCCATGGCTAAAGAATAAATCCCGAATGGCTCGTTCAGCTGCTCGTTTCGCAGGCTGAATGCAACCTTGTCCACCTTCTTGATTTTTATCTTGCCGCCAATCGTTCTGGGCGTGTCGTCTGTCGAAAAATTGATTCTCTCCCAGTTGATGTGCGTAAAGTCGAAGTACATCGCCCGCGCGCCGCTGTCGAAAACCTCACTCCAGACCCCCTTCACCTGTGCAAAAACCTTCGCCCCCGTTGCAATCGCAGGCGCAAGCACAAAGTCAAGCCGGCGGAAGTTTTTGTTCTTGTAGAAAAGCTTTCCGGAAAGCTCCGCCGTGTCCCATCTGGCTGAAATCGCCCTGCCGTTGTCGTTGTAGCTTTTCTGGTTCGTCACATCGTCAAAAAAACGGAAGAGGTTTCCCTCTGCATCCCCAAAGCAAAGCCGCCCCTCGGCATCCTCCCAGAACACCCTTGCCGGCACGTTCTCCCAAACATAGCATTCGTATTGAAAGCTGCTGTAGGGGTTGTCTCTCTCGTAGCTTTTTTGCAGTCCATCCAGAAGGTAAACCCTGCCGCCTCCGGTGCTGATGAGGTAAAAATCACGCCAGATATATGCGTACGCATCCGCCAGTCCCTTTTCCGCCGTCAGCGCATTGTCGATGTAGTAGCTGCGCGATTGGCTGTATTTCTCCCCCGTCAGGTCTGCCGCCGTAATCGCCATAATGCCGATGTCGGTTAAAAAGAGTGGCTCGCTCCCAAGGTATCCGAAAGTGTGGCTGCCTAAAGCCCCTCTGCCCGTCAGTGTCCCGATGACGGGGAAGGTCGCGTCCTTCTCGCCCATTTCCCCCTTGCGCAGGATGACGTTTCGCCCCTCCTCTGCGTCGCTCTTGTGCGCCGCAAGCCTGTCGTTGATGATGCTGTAGCCAACAATCGCGCTGCCGTCCTGCCCCAGCGTGCTGTACCAGAGGTCACCCCAGAAAAACCCGTCCGCCATCTTGCAGTACCAGTCTCGGTTCGGAAAGTCCGGATTACCGGAAAGAAACATCCTGTCCATTGCCCCGTTCACGCCAAAAAGCGAAATAATTTTGCATTTGTTGATTTTCTCGGCGTAGCCCTTTCGTGTCTTTGCCGCCGTAATCTCCACATTGTCATACCCCACCACAGGGCTTGCCCCCGGCGCGGTCGTAAAGGTCACAGTTCCCTTCTTTCTGTCCACCGTGAAATCTGTGCCTTCCTGCTTCTCTGTCCATTCGCCTTCCTTCGTCATGATGCGTGCGGTCACCTTGTCTGCATCCAAATCCTTCGCCGTCAGCTGGTAAACCTTCGCCGTCCCGTCCGAAAGAAAGCTTTCCTTCCATTTCCGCCCGATGAGGTTGAGCGGCTCAAGCGTTGTGCCGCCGCCGGTCGGCTTTCGGCTGATAATCACCGTCGGGATGTATGCCGCATCCTCTAAGCTCTTTACCATGAATGCCTTCGGCTTTTCCTCCTTGTTCGTCTCCGTCTCTGCTGTGGCTTTTTCCTCTGTTTCAAATTTGCCGTAGCAAAGTGCCTTTTTCCCGTCAAAAATGAATAGCTTGCCGTAGAACTGCCGCCCCACGCTTCTCTCGTCCGCCATCCCTGTGTAAATCGCCTTCCCCTCCAGATAAAGGCTGTCTCCTGCATGAATCAGTACCCGTTCCTCGTTCTTCTCTGCGCTCCTGAGAATGTGAACCCCGTTGATGCGCTTGCCGGAAAATTGTACAATCCTCTCATAGCCCTGCCGCTTGCGCACCTTCCCCGGCACATCTCGCATCATGTTCGGCGCGTTGGGGCTTCGGGTAATCTCCACGTTGCTGGGGCTGCTGTTGAGGTCAACCCCCTTGAAGGTCTCAATCTTCACCACGTTTCTGGCAGGAGAGGAAGGTACACTGAATCTCCCCATTCTTCATCACTCCTCTGTCCCACAAGTCAAAATCCCGCTTTCAAGTTAGCCGCTTAGCGGCTCAGTAGTACCCCTTCACGCTTACCCATCCGCCGCTGCCGGCGTTTCTGCCGTCTGCCTTTCGTCCGCTTTCCGCAAGCCGCTCCATCCATTCAAAGAATTCGTTCATGTAAATCTGTGCAATGCTGATGTCGTCATGCTTGTATAGCTGCCCTGCCATGTAGTGCGCCACATAATGCGCCGCCTCCTCGTGCAGGTCAATGGGAAAGTCTGCCGCCGTTTCCGCCGTAATCCGCGTGGGGTATGCGTTGTACCAAATGCGGAACGTCCCTTCGTCCTCTGCCGGCAGCAGCAGCACATGGTCACCCTCCATCAAATAGCCTGAATAGGTGCCGTATTCTGTGCCGCTTGCCCGCTTGATTTTGTCAATGCAGTAAAAGCCCTCTGCCAGCTGCCGCAGGTCGTAGGCAAGAAAACCGCCCAAAGGCTCTCCCTCTGTGGCGGTCTCCCCTTCTTTCTGCGTAATTGTCAGCAGCTTCTTCCAGTATCTCCCGTTCGTTGCCAAAAGCATCAGGGCTTCATTGGCGGCGGCAGGCATACCGTAAAGGTATGCCGCGTTGTTGCTGTCCTTTGTCAGAGCCACCCCGTCCAAGCTGTCCATCTTCCGCAGGCACGTTTCCTGTAATTCCTTCCAAGTAATGCTCATTCTTCGTGCCTCCTTCTTTCAAGTTAGCCGTTCAGTGCCGTCAGGTCTGTGCCGTTTGTCATCCCTGCGCCGCAGAGTGCCGCACCTCTCCAGTTGTTGAAGCCTGCCGCAAATCTGCTTCTGCCCTTGAATACATTGGCATCTGTGTTGTGGTCAATGTAGCTGTCCACCTTCAGCTTGATTCTGTCCAGCCAAGGCATGCATTCGTACTGCTGCATGTAGTCGCTGTCCATCAGGATGAAGTAAGGCTCGCCGCCGATGGTCTTAGGCAGCTCCGCCCACACCAGCACGTTCCACAAGCCGCACTGGAAGTTCCAAGCATTGTTGTTCGTTCTGGGGTCAAGCTCACTGCCAACCGCCGCCAGAACCGCTCTTTTCAGAGGACCGCTGTTGGGAATAATGATGGTGTCGGGCTTCACGTTCAAGAGGTTGCCCTTGTCATCCTTGAAGTCCTGCATAGCCTCCTGCACCGCGTCCAGTGTCAGCACGCTGAATGCCCCTTTGAACAGGTTGCTCTGCTTCAGCGAAACGCCGTTTACCTTGCTGGGGTGCTCCTTGAAGAAGAAGGGCTTGCCGTCCGCACAGGTAATGCTGTATTCCTTTTTGCCCCATTTCATTTTTGAATTGTGTCCGTTGGAAAGCAGTGCTGCGCCGAACTGCTCTCTCGTTCTGCCGTAGCTTGTGGTAAAACGCTTCGCCGCATTGCTGATATCGCCGATTTTGTTGTCCTCCATCATTTCCGCAGTGATGGAAAAGCCCAGCTTCCATGTGCTGGGTTCAATCACCTTGCAGAAGCCCTCCTGAAAGCTGTCCTGTGGTGTCGCGCCGTTCTCGCCCACATCCTGAAAGTTCCCCAGGGAGGTCATCGTTGCATACTTCTCTGCGAAATTCTTCGTTTTATCCATGTAGAAAATCTTGCTCAGCAGGCTGGTTTCCTCAAAGCTTTCCACGCCTGCCGTAATCATGCTTTTAATAGGCTCCTGGCTCTTGCCAAAAACGCTGTCGTTCAGGCCGCTCGCCTGAGAAAAGATAATTCCGCTCATGTAGTTCACTCCTTTTTTTTGCAATAAAAAAGCAGTCATCCTCCTGACTGCATCCGTTATGTTTGATTGATTCCTTGAAATCCTGCTTTCAAGTTATTTAAAAAAGCCGCAGCACACGCCCGCCGCCTCGTCCACGTCCGTCACGGTGAATACGCCATTTGTCGTTACGCTTGTAACCTGAAGCGCATCCGTATGTAAAGTCACCGTATCTCCGGCATTGGGCTTGGTAATATTGTAAGGCACCTCAAATCTTGTGGTCGCAAGCACAGGCATCACGGGAACCACGTTTCCGTCCCCGGGGCCCATGCAAATGTGTGTAGGCTTCGCCGTTGCCGCGCATTTTGTCACCTCGTTCGTATAGGTCAGTGCCTCGCCCAAGGCGTAGACCTCGCCGCTTTTCGCAGGCAAAAACTCAAAAGGCTCTACACAGCTGTTCTGTCTGTCTTTTACTTTAAACATGTTCTCTCACTCCTTTTTGTTATTTTTGTTATTTTTGTTATTTTTGTTATTCGCTACTTTTCTGGTTTTTCCAGTACATTTCCGCAATTTCTTCATGCGTTGCATTGGGGAAATATTTTTTGTACTCTTCCTCAATCTCTGCCGGCACATCTCCCTTTGCGGTGCTTCCCTTCGTCTGGCGCAGGTGTCCCTTGCTGTTCATTTCATTCATGGCAGCCTGCTTTGCCGCTGCGCTCTGCTTCTTGCTCAGTTCCCTTCTGTGCGTTGCCGCGTAGGCATCCGCAAGCGTAATGCCGGGGGCGTTTGCCCACATCTGCAGGGCGCGTCTGCCTGCCTCTGTCTCGTTCAGCTGCTGGGGGCTTTCCAGTCCGCAGTCCGGAAACTCCTTCTTCATCGCTTCAAATTCCTTCGCCATAAAGTCGTTCGCCGCCTGCTGCTCCTGCTGGTGGATCACCTGCTGTGCCTGCTGCATGGCAGGGTGGTTCTGAATGTAGTTGTCCAAAACCTCCTTGGAAACGCCCATTTCCTCCAGCTGCTGTCTCTGCTCCTCTGCCGCAAATGCACTGCGGTAAGCGGTCAGGTCTGCCTCTGTCAAAATCGGCTTGTTTGTGTAGGGGTTCAAAATCCCCTCAAACTGCCTTGCAATGCTCGCATCCACACGCTTTTGCGTTTCCGCCTCAATGCGTGCCAAAAGCTCAGGGCCAAACCCCTCGTCATCGTCCGCAGGCTCTCCGCCCTCGCCGCCCTCTGCGCCTTCTGCACCTTCCGCACCCTCCGTACCTTCCGTACCTTCCGTGCCCTCTGTGCCTTCATCTTCCTCTGTCTCTACTTCTGTTTCTGCGCCTTCCTCTCCTTCCAAGAAGTCCTCGCCCCAGAAATCTTCGTTATATCCGTCCATTCCGTCCATTCTGCTTTCCTCCTTTTCGCCGAGGAGAACAGGCAGTTTCAAGCCTGCGCCGGAACTGCTCTGTTCATTCCTCTGTCTCGCAAATCAAAATCCTGATTTCAAGTTAGCGCTTAACGCTTTGTACTTCTCAGGTCGCCGCCTGCCTGCTTCTTGGGTGCCTTTGTGCTTTCCGCACCCTTTGTTGCCTTCACTTCCATCGTGCCGGCTCTGCCAACCTCCAGCCCGTTTCCATGTTTTCTCATACCATCCACCCCCTTCCGTCATTCCTCGCTTTTTCATCCACTCGCTCCATTTCTACGCATTTTGGTTTCCCTACGCTGCGCATGGCGGTAATATAAAAACCTCCCGTTTGGGTCGGTTGGTTTTCCTCATTTCATTTCGGAAACCACTAACACGTTGCCCTCATTCGTCGCCTCACCCAACCTGCCGGTCAGACGTTCGCTCCTCATAAGCAAGGACAACGTCCGTTACCATGCCTTTTCCTCAATCGTCAATATAAACCTTCTCCTCGTGAACCTCCTTGTCATAGTTCACGCATGCAGGGTTTCTGCATTTGAATTTGAAGATATAGTAAGCCCTTGTCGGCATGTCTGCCCTGTCGTCATTTTCAAACAGCAGCTTCCCTCTGTCGCTGATCATCAGCTCCACGCCACATTCTTTACATTCCATTCAAAGCACCTCCTTTTGCTTTCCGCAACCGCTACCCCATCATCTGCATCGCACTGCCGCTTGCATCCTCCACCGCCATGTCCGGCACGCCCATAAGCTCTGCCCCCTGCGGCATCTGTGTTTGTGCCTCCGGTGGAAGCATCTGCATCTGCTGCTGCATCTGCATCTGCGCCAGCTGCTCCTGTCTCTTTTTCTCCAGTCTCTCCCGAATCTCCGCCGCGCCGGGGTAGTGCTGCCCTGCCATCATCTCCCAGAACATAATCAGCGTCTCAGGGTCGCTCGGGTCGCCGAATGCCCCCGTCTGCAAATTCATGCGAATCTCCTGCCACATAGATTCTCTGTTCCCTGCAAGGCTTGAGGTGTTGTCTACGCTGAATAGGAAATCGTCCAGCCAGTACCATTCCCCGGCCGCATCCTGCGCCAGATAGTCATATTTGTTGAATTCGCTGTAGGTTGTGCTGCCGTCAATGTTGTTGTGCCGCACGCTGCGTGGCTCGTCGCTGTAAGCCAAAAGAAAACGAAACATCACAGCATATAAATCCGCATACATTGCGTTTTTCATAATGCGCTTGCTTTCCAGTCTGCCGGCACTCTGCGCCACCGCAATCTGCTTCGCCGTGCCGCTGGTTGCCGTGCGGTCGGGTCTGCCCTGAAAGCTGTCTGTGATTCCCAATGTGCGCCTTGCCTGCTCATAATTTGCCTCTGCAATGGCTTGGTCTTGGCTCGTATCCACCTGTAAATTATGCACCCCGAAAAGGTTTGCTTCGTCCGCCCCATGAAAGATAACCTCTCTCAGCTGCTCGTCCGTCTTGGAAACCTCCGTCTTTTCGCTTCGGGTGAAAATACTGCCGCCCTTGTCCAGCTTCTCCTGAATCCGGCTGTCGCATTTCTTAATCATGTTCTGCTGGTCCATAATCTTGTCAATGTCGCTGTCGCCAAGTGCCTTCCCCCAGCTGCTCACGTTCTTGCGTACCACAATAGGGTAAATGTCGGGCTTGTATCGGGGAATCCTTGTCGGTCTTTCCGTCAGCATCGGCTCTGCCTCGTAAGCGTTCCCGAATTCGTCCATCATCAAGCCGTTTCCGCCGTCGGGGTATGTTTCTTCCTCCGTCATCATGGGAATCACGCCATTCCTTGTCTCAATGTCCTCGAAAAGCTCCATCTCGTCGCTGTCGTATTCCTCCGCCTTTTCGTTGCCGCAGTGTCGGCACTGCTCCAAGCCTGTCATTTCCGCCCCGCATTTCGTGCAGCGTTTCATCTTCCTTGCTTGGTAGTCCTCCAAGTCCTCCAGCTCCATGTCATTCACCCATGTATATCGCCCGATGCCGCCCTTTTCGTTTCTAAAATACCCGAAATTGACGGTCACAACGTCCTCAGCCGTGTTTCTGCCGCCTCTGCTCTGGGGGTCGCTCTCCTTCTCGTCATCCACGCTTACGCCGTATTTTTCCTTTACATGCTTCTTCGACATTCCCATCTGCACAATGATAAAGTCCATGTCGTTGATTTCGTTTACCCCGTCCTGAAAAATCACTTGCCTCGGGTGCAGTAGGCTCACGCAAAGTTCCCCTCTCGTCTCGTGGGTGTGTCTGTTGCTGTCCCATTCCACAAGGAAGATGTCTCCCCCCTGTATGGGTGTGATTCTCTCGTCCATGTCGTTCAGCATTTCAAATGGCAGGCGGTCTGTTTCGTTCCGGAGGAAGTCCTCCAGCGTTTTCGCCAGCTCCTCATGCTCCTGCCTTCTTGCCGTCACCTTCGGCATGGGAAAGCTGCTGTCAACCTGTGCCTCCATCAGCTCCGCCACAATGTTTCGCACGCCGCTTGCCTGTGCTGTGCCTTGGCTTTTCGCGTTTGGCACCTTGTCAATCTCTCGCGTCCCGTTGTAAAGGGCCGTTCTCTTGTCCATCCGCTCAAATTCTTCTCGCATGGCAGCACTGTTTCTGCGTAGTCTCTCCTGCCACAGCGGCAGCTTTCCCTGCGCTTTTTTCTTCCCGTCCAAGCTGTTCCCTCCTTTCCCAATTCAAAAACTAACTCAAAAATTAAAAATGTAATCCGTTGATTGCCTTCTCCTTCTTCTGCTGGTCAATCCCGATGTATCTTCTCGTTATGCTCGGGTCGCTGTGTCCCAAAACCTCCTGCACCATCACAATGTCTCCGCCTGTGTCCATGTAAAGCCAGTAGGCGAATGTCTTTCTAAGCGTGTGGCAGCTCAGGCTTTCCTTGTAGCCCACCGCATCCGCCGCCTCGTTCAGAATCTGCCATACCCGTATTCTGGAAATCGGCGTGTTCTGCTTGCTCCTGCTGTTGCGGAACGCAAATTCATAGTCCTTCTTTCCCTTGAAAAAATCCCTGTAGATTTTCTGTAGGTGCGGATTGATGGGCAGTAGGATTGTCTCCCCTGTTTTCTGCTCCGCAATGGCAATGCGGTCTTTTCCTCTCAGATCTCGTACCCTGTATTGCAAAATGTCGCTGATTCTGCGCCCAAGGTAGACCCCCGTCATAAATAGCACATAGTCTCTCTCGTTTCGCTCCCTGAGATAGTCCCCAATCACGCCCACCATCCTTCTGTCTTCAATGGGCATCACATATTTCAATCCATCACCCCCTCGCTACCAGGGCACACCCCATTTTTCACGCAGATATTCCTTCTCCTTCGCTCCGGCGTTTCTGTAGTCCTCCCACATGTCCGCCGTCCATTTCGCTTTCTTCTCCTTCTTTTCCTCCGGCATATCCATCCGCTGCTGTCCGCTCGCTCTCGCCATCAATGCAATCCCGTAAGCCATCACAAGGTCGTCATGCTCGCCCTGCTCCGCCTCCGCTCTCCCCTTTTCGTTGCGGATGAAGCAAAGCATTTCTTGCAGGGTGTCCCTGTCATGTACTAGGTGTAGGTTGCTCCGCATGAATTCCTGCATCGTTGCCACCAACACAGGGCGCGTCAGCCCGTTCGTTTGGAAGCCAAAGCTTTTCCGAAGCCTGCCCTCGTAGTTGTCGTAGATTTCCCGCACATAAAGCTTCGGGTAATGTAAGTATTCCAACACCTTCTGCGGATGCGTGGAAAAGTTCGTCTCCACCGCCGCCAGTGCGTCATTGTAGTACCTGCCAAGGCAGTAGACCTGCTTTGCATAGGTGTCCTCGTCGCAGCGTTGCCATTTCAGCCGCGCCATCTGCTCCCCTGTAATGTTGTCAATTACCTGCACCGTGAAGGAATCGCTCCCCTCTCCTGCCGTGTCTCCGCCCAGCGTGTAGGGTCTGCCCTGCTCCGGCTCCTTGAAAAGAAGAATCTCCCCCTTTTCGTCCTCGGTAAAGTGCCGCTCCTTTAAAAGAATACGGTCAAGCCGCTCCTGTGCCTCTGTGTAGGTGAAACGTCCCCTTCTGGGTGTCTCCTCCATCGTCCGCAGCCGTATGATAATCGCCCGGTTGTCAAATACCCCCGCACCCGTTGCAATAAATGCCTCCTCCGGTGTCGAAGGGTATTCTTGGTGGAATAGATCCATGTCATTGTTGCAGTTGTTCCGGATGCACCACCTGCGCCACATCAGCTGCTCGTTGTCCAAGCCAAAAGCGGTCTTGAGTTCTTCTTCCTCCTCCGTCAGATGCTCCCCGTGCCATTCCCTGCGATATTCGTCCATCTCAAACCATGCCGCAAAAAAGGGTACATAGTCATTTCGCCCTGCTACCGCATCGTCCCACATCTCCTTGAAGAAGTTGAACCCCTTCGCCGTGCTTTCTATGATTACCATGCTGTCCTTTGTCGCCGGCACCGCCTGCATCAGTCCGGCGTAGGTCTCCGCAATCTCCCCCGGCCAGAACGCCAGCTCCGAAGCATGCACATTCGTTAAGGTGTCGCTTCGCCCAACACCCTTGCCCCCGGCTGTCGCGCATTTTATCTTGCTTTTCAGTCCGGGAAGCCGCTCTTTTTCGCGCGGGTTCTTCGTGGGGTTTTCAAAAATCAATTCCTTCGCGTTGCTGTTCTTGAGTAGCGGTCTCGCAGGGTTTCTCTCCTGAAATAGCTTGCTCATGTTGAAAAGGTTCGTGGTCGCCTCGTCCTTGTGCGTGATAATGAAGCTGTTCACGTTGCTTCTGGTCGCCGTTTTGTAATAAATCAACGCCTCCGTCAGCGTGGAAAAGCCCATCTGCCTGCTTTTCAAAATGATAATGCGGATCGGCTTGCCCTCTGCCTGCTGCTGCTTGATGCAGTCATAAAGCCGCTTTTGCGCAGAGTTCAGCCGGAAGGGCTCAATCTTGCTTTCCTTTGTCTTGATGCAAAGAAAGGCTTCAATGTATTTCTTCGCATCTCGTAAAACGTCATACCTCGGCATCTGCTCCACCGCTTTCCGCTTCCTCCAAGATTTCCTCTATCGTCTTTCCGCTCACGCCGCCGCCGCTCGCCGCCTGCTCCGCCAGCTTCGTGCGCTTCGTGTCGTTGGCAACGCGCTTTTTCTCCAGCTCCAGCCTGTCGGGGTTCTCCTTCCATTTGTCTTTTGCTTTGTTCAAAAGATAAAATTTGATTGCCCCTACGTCCGCAGGAACGTGCTGCTGCTCCGTCACTTCCTCCAGCACTTCCTCCGTGATGACCTTCCCGTTCGCGTCCGTCAAAACCTCGCCGCCTGTCCCCAGCATCGGCTTCTTCACCTTCATGTGCTTCTTGATGTCCGCGTTGTAGCCCAGGCATCGGTTCAAAAGCGAAACCTCCACCTTCTCAACTTCCTTCTTCTGCTCCGCTTTCAAAAAATCGGCACTGTTTTTCAAGAGTGCCGAAAGTGCCGGAATTTTCTTTCGCAGCTCCCGAAATGTTGAATATGCCATCCCCAGCATTTCCGCCATTTCCTTTTGTGAAAGCCCCGCAAATGCCCATTCTTCAAGGCTTTCCATGTTTTCGTATATCTTTTTTTCGTTGCTGCTCGCCACCTTTTCACCCCCTTTTTTTTCGGCACTTTGCTGTTTTCGGTGCCGAAAAATTTTTGCATAAATTTCCGCCTGCATTTTTCCGCATATATGCAAAAGAGCCAAGAAAGCCCGAAATTTCAATGCTTTTCGCCGCTTTCCTCGCTCTTTTTTTATTTAACATAACACCATATTGTGTTAAATATTTCTTTTTCTCCCCCTTATTAGGAAGAAATCCATTTTTCGCCGCCTCTGCTTAACACTTCCCCAAAGAGTTAAATAACCCCCGAAAAAGCCCCTTCCGGCGCATTTTATGCAGCCCCTCCCCCTCTTTATGCAGGGAAGGCAGCCGAAAAACTGCCTTCCGCTACTATAGGAGGAAACAAGAAAGGAGAACCCCTCGCGAGCTCTCCTGTATACCACTATAGCACGTCAATCGTACAAAATCGTACAAAATAGTACAAAATCGTTCCAAATCGTCCCAAATCGTACAAAATCGTACATTTTTTCGCAGAAAATAAAAAAACGCTGCATTTCCGGCGGTAAATCCTCTATTTTCTCCCCTCTGTTTCTAACATCAATCACGGGGATGCTCAAATCTTATCCACATGTTATATTAAATCCCAAAGCATACTATGAACTAATTTATCATTGATATTCCCTTTATTATCTATCAGTCCCATTTTTCTTGCCATATTCATTTCTCTTACAGTAAGATGTTCTGTATCATGATTCATCAAATCATGCAGTGTTTTTATTGATATAGGTATTCTTGTCTTAGGTCCTTCTGTCATTTCAAAACCCATTCGCAACAAATCCGCTTCTTTCTCAGTATTAAACTTTTCCATTCTTAATTTTTCTATTTCAGCATCTTTTTCCTTAATTTGCTGTATAAATTTTTCTTTTTCTCCATCACTCATACTTGTTTTACTTATTATTTCATTTATCATAGCATTTCTAGCAGCCTCTGTATTTTTAATCTCCTGATTATAGTGATCCTTATTATCGTCTAAATGCGAAATCTTTTCATTAAGATTGTTTAACTTTTCCCCAAATCTTTCCTCAATTTTGCCCAATGTGACCGAAATATCTTTCATAAATTTGTATGACGATTCGTAGAATCTTGTACTCGTTTCATCTGCCTTAAAATAAAAGAAAATAGCTATAAATATAGAAAAAAATGCCAGAAGTGTTGAAAGAATACTGTCCAATGAAACTTTGCTCTTTAAAATTGAATAACATAACATACCAACAAATATCAAACCTCCCAATGTGCAAAAAATACACATTGCTATCTTAACAGGGTCTGTCTTTTTCTTCTTTTTTTCTAATTCAATCATTTTATCTAAAATTTTCGTATATTCATCTGTTTCTATAAGCTTTTCTTTTTTGTTAAACATAATACTGCCCTCTTTCTTTTTCCCTAAAATACAACTCTAACTAAATTCATATTACCACAAAGTACCAATCTTTGAAAACATACAAATACCCCAAACATTAAGAAAAGCAAGGACACCTCAGGTGTCCTTGCTTTTTTCTTTTTCCTTCCTTTCATCCCAAGCCCTGCAAAGCTTCTCCATCCCCTCCTTCTCCTTCTGAAAGCAGGCAGTTCTGGAAAGTCTCGCCTTCCTCGCCACCCGCTCCCATGCCAGATGCTCCGCATGCTTCCCCCAGATGATCGTCCGCTCCTCCGCCGTCAGTGCCTCCGCCATCACAAGGCTTAAGTCAGAATGTAGGCGCAGCCTGTCTCGAATCGCTCTTTCGTTGGTGCGGATCCGCTCCTCTGTCTCCGCTCGCTTCAAAACCTTCTCGGCTGTGCTGTCCCCGTGTCCGCTCCTTCCGCTCACTGCGTCATATTGCACCGCAGAAAGTGAAATGTCCCGCAGGCTCCTGCGCATTGCCTCGTTCCGCTCCCGCAGCCACTGCGTTGTCTCCGGTGTATCTGCCATCTGCGCAATCAGCCGCGCCATCTCTTTCTTGCTCGTCACCTGCACCCCTCCCTCAGCTTTTCATATCTTCGCTTTATCCCTCTCTCCATCTGCTGCAGCTCCCCCCAATGCCTGCGGATTGCCTTCTCTGCGCCGCCCTTCTCCTCTCTCTCCTTCAGCTCCGCATATTGCAGCACCCGGCTGTAAAAGTCCGCCTTCTCCCCTTTTTCGATTAGCGCAAGCGTTCGCAGGAAAAGCGCCTGCTTGTCCGCCTCCGCCTCCGCGCGTGCCGCATCTAGGGCATCCGCCTCCGCCAAAAGCCGCTCTGTACTGTTTTCCGCCACAAAGGCGCGAAGCCCTCGCAGCCAGAGAATCTCTGCCGCCGGGCTTTCCTGCTTCTCGTTTTTCATGTTATCACCTCGTCCGCCTTGAAATCAAAGACGTTCCTGCACCCATTCCTTTGGCGGTGCTTCCTTCGTTGGCGTAAAATGCACGAAATCTCGGAAGGTTGTTTTATCAGCAAACCACCGCAGATAAATCGTGCCCGTCGGGCCTTCTCTCTGCTTTGCAATGTTTACCTCTACCTGCCCCTTTTTGATTTCGTCGCAATCCGGAAAATAATATTCCTCTCGCCACAACAACAAAACGGCATCCGCATCCTGCTCAATGTCGCCGCTCTCTCGCAGATCGGAAAGCATGGGTCTGCAATCCGCCCTCTCTTCACATTTTCTGCTTAACTGTGAAAGTGCCAAAACCGGGCAATCAAAATCTTTTGCCAGACGTTTCAGCCCTCGGCTGATTTCGCCGATTTCTCTGGTGCGGTTTTCTCCCTTCCCCTGCATCAGCTGCAGATAGTCCACTACAATCAATTTCAGATGATAGCCATTGCTTTTCCACTTATGACATTGCCCTCGCATCCGCTCAATCGTCATGCCGCTGCGGTCATCAATCAGCAGCCGCTCCATAACTTTTTCAAATCTATTCCGATTTTCTTCAACCTCTCTGCTTGTTTCCTTCCATTCTTCATAACTTTTGTTTGCAAAAAATTGATTATTGCTTACCATGCACTCGGCGGTGTAAATCCTTTGTGCAATTACACTATCAAGCATTTCCATGCTGAAAATAGCAACCCTGTCCTTTTCCTCTGTCAGTGCCTTCGCAGCTCCTCTTGCAATATCCAAAGCAAGTGCAGTTTTACCCATAGAAGGCCGCCCGGCAAGAATAATAAGTGCCCCATCCTGCAGCCCACCAAGACCTCCATCCAAATCAGCAAATCCTGTGCTGATGCCAAGCAAACGGTTTCCGCTTTTCCGGATTCTTTCCAGTTTCTCCATCCGCTCATGAAATGCATCCAAAACCGTTTTTATCTCTCCGCCGCCCCAGCTGTCTGCCTGCTGTTCTGCCAGAATACGGGCAATCTCATCATCATCCTGTTTCAATACCGCCTGCATGAGTGCTTGCGTTCGTCCCTTGGATCTGCGGTAATAGCTCAGCCGCTGCAAATCCTCCACATGGGCCTTTATGTTAATACTGCTGGAAACAAAAAGAAAAATATCCCTCAGCATATCAACGCTGATGCGCTCGCCTTCTCCCCTTCGCTGCAGCTCGTTCCATACAGTCATAATGTCAATCACTTCCACCGCCTGCATTGCCTCAAATATCGCACGATACATGGGCAAATAAAAATCCTCTGCTTTCAGCGTATTTCTGCCCATCTCTGCCGCTGCACGGTCCAGAAACATGCACCCGAGAATACTCTTTTCCGTTCCGGAGCTATATAATTCCTTTGTCTCCTCCATGCTCTCACCCCCTATCTTCCAAGCCGTTTCGCCAAGGCGTTGTTCTCGGCAGGTGCCGCCGCTCTGGGTGCCGATGCACCTTGTTGCCGGTCATCCGTCTGACCCTGCCACTTTGCATCCTGCCGCTCCCATGTCCGTACAGCCGCCTTCCAGTCCTTCAGCTTGACTTTTCCGCGCATCCATCCCGTTGATGTGTAGTAATCTAAGAAATACTGTGGATCAATGCTGTTCCCCCGCTCCCTGCAGTATGCCTGCACTTCTTCCAGCGTCGGGGGTGTGAAAACGCGCTTGCTGCGTTTTTCTTTTTTATCTTTTTCTTTCTCTATCTCTATCTCTTTCTCTGTCGGACATTGTCCGGATATTTCTTGGACATTGTCCGGACAATGTCCAGAAAATGTCTTTTGTTCCTGTCTTTTAAGCCGCTTTCTCTGCGCATCCGCAGATTCAGAACCAACCATGTCCTTTACCGCAGTTAAGTATAATTCCTTGTTTTCCAAAATCTCAATCAATCCGACTTGCTCAAATAATTTCAGAGCCACAACAGCAGTGTCAATGTCAGTCCGCCCTATTTCGGCAAGCTTCTCCACATCATAGGGAATCAGCATATCTCCAACATTGCGAATCAAAACTCCGCCGGTGTTTGCGCTTTTCAGGCATAATCGTAAGTAGAAAACGATGTAGTCATTTCCGTTTTTTTGGTCTGAAATCCAATCAATCGCAGGGTCGTCAAAGAAGTTAATTGGCACTTTTATCCAGTAGTACGCCTTCTCTCTCGCCATCCGCCATCTCTCCTTTCAGCCGCATTGCCCATCTTTCCAGCTTCTGCTCTTTTATTTCCTCTATCTGCTTCCGCTCCGCATCATTAAATAAAATAGCGTCCAAAGCCAATATCATGGAGATATGGCAAAGAAGTGTTTCCATTGCCTCCTCCTCGATAATTGGCGTTGGGTTGTCCCCGTATCTGGTACGGCGCAGCTTGAGTGCCGCCTTCGCTAAATCGTGGCATACTTCATGTAAGGATCTTTGAATGCGAATCAACCCTAAATCTTTCACCACAATCATTATGGATCCAACCATGCTGTGCAGAATCCGCCTGTCGTAAGCAGTGTATATCTTGCAAAGCAACACCTCCGCCGCCAGCTCCACATCCGCAGCCTCTTCACGCACCCCGGATAGCATTTTAAACGCCGTATCCTTCGCCAGCTGCGTTCTGTCCACTTTCTTGTCAAACACAAAAAACTCCTTGCATAACTCCACGCATTCCTCCGCTAATTGCAAAATTGCATCGTCCGTAGGCAGCAGCTGCAGCACCGTCTCCTTGTTCTCATTATTATTCATGATAAGTTCCCCTCCTGTCTCACCTTGCTTTTGTCAAACATATCTCCGAAATCAATCTCAATACCTGTTTCCTCTTGGATAGATGTGCAAATATCTGCCCATGTTACCCAGCCGTCAGCAAGGCATTCCGTCTTTTCCCCGAATCTGTCCATAAATTGCTGCAGCCGTTTCTTTCCATAATGATGTTCGTCCCGTAGTACAGAAAGGCTAAGCGCAAGCATCGTGCGCACCGTTAGTTCCTTTATTGCCTCCAGTTCCAATGTCAGTTCTTTCTGCGTAAGGTTTACACTAATACCTGTCACACCTCTGTTTTTAATTTCCGCTTCCAGAGCCTCCCTGCCGCCTTCTTGCACAATTTTTAACGCTAATGCAAGCCCGTCATTCCTTCCTCTCTGGTAGTCCTTCAAGTTCATTCTTTTTCCTCCTGTATTTCTCTCGCTTCTCAGCCAAAAGCCTGTCCCTGTGCCTCCAGTAATATCTCGCCTGCCGCGTCAATGTCTCATCGTTGATGCAGTCCGGATGCACGCAATGCAGGCAATCCATGTTGCAGATTTCTTCTTTCCTCATTGCTCCGCCCTCTCTCCTGCTCCTTTGTATGTATGCTCTGCCCTTGCCGAACACTGCCATGCTATGCCCTGCGATGCCTTCGCCCTGCTATGCAGTGCCCTTCCTTGCTATGCCTTTGCCTTGCGCCGCATTGCTCCTCCAAGCCATGCCTTTGCTATTCTTTGCTTTACTTTGCCCTTGCTGTGCCACTCTAAGCTGTGCCTTCGCCCTGCTATGCCGTGCCCTTCCTTGCCTTGCCCTTGCACTTCCTTGCTACGCTGAGCTTATCTATGCCTTTGCGTTGCTGTCCGTCGCCCTGCCATGCTATGCCCTTGCTGTGCCTTGTCACGCCAAGCGGATCTTTGCAATGCCTTTGCTTTGCGACGCAGATCTTTGCGCTTCGGTGTCTGGCCTTGCCCTCGCATAACCATTCGTTGCTTTGCTATGCCTTTGCCTTGCTGTTCAATGTTTCACTTCGCAATGCCTTTGCTCAGCCATGCTTTTCTTGGCTTCGCTATGCCCTTGCTGTGCTTTTCTGAGCCGTGCAATACGTTGCTATGCCCTTGCACTTCCTTGCTACGCTGAGCTATGCCCTTGCGCTTATTCTAAAATGTCCGAAAATTCCGCCGCTCTTTCCTCCAGAATCTCGCAAAGGAATCTTCCCTTGCCGCTGTTTCTCCATTGTCCCAGCCCCCGCAGCTTGCCGTAGCTCAGCCACTCCTTCACCGCCGGCACCAAATCGTCAGACATCACCAGTATGGAAAACTCCAGCACAGCTCCTGCCGCAATCTCCTCGCTGTTTGCAAGGCCCACTCTCTCCCCCTGCGGCGTGTTGGCACGCAAGGAACGCTGGCAGCTCCCCATTTCCTCCGCCGTCTGCACCGGAATCTGCCGCTCCTGCACAAAAATAAGCCCGTCAATTTCCTTCTTGTAAGCCTTAATCTTGCTGCTCTTCGTGCCCTTCACCTTCCGCAGCACGCCGCAGGCATCCTTGAAGAAGCCTTTGATTTGGTAGTCCCAAAGGATAGGATTCCCGTCCTTGTTTCTTGAGAATACCGTCATCCCTTTTTCAATCACCTCATCCACACCAACCGCCGCAATCTCTTCCTCTCTGCTCGGCGCATCGGGCGCGTGGCTCGCGATAAATTCGCTGTGCAACGCTTTATTGTTGCTCGCCGTCCCCAGCATTGCCTCAATCGTTGTCAGTTTGCATTGCAAAATTTTCATTTTCTTCCTCCTCTTTCCTTCTTTTCAGTTCCGCTTCCGCTTCTTCTCGTGTAAAAAATAGATTTGGTTCGTCAAAATCCGTCCAAAAATCCGCATATTTCACGGCTCGCGTGGAAACATCCTCTACTGTGTGCTCCGCAATGTAGAAATACTCGTTCGGCACTGTTTCCTTTAAAATTTCATATACCTTGTTGCCAACCCTGCAAGGCACGGGATAGTATCCCTTGATTTTCGCAAAATCCTCCTCGTAAAAATAAACCCCTATCAGATTCGCCGAAACCGCCACAATTCTGTTAATCTCCATGTCATGAAATGGCGTGAGAAGTGCCGATGTTGCGGAAAGTGCCCCGATCGCCCCCATCTCCCCGGATGGCTCATAAATCTGTATCTTGCATTTCGGGCAGTTGTAATCCGAAACAATGGTTGCTACCAATAAATCAATCAGCTTCATTCTTTTCCTCCTTCTCCCTCCAACGGTCTATTCCAGCACTCAACACAGTTGCCCCCGGAATAAGGCTGTAAGCACCCTATAGCATAACCCAGATTAGCTACACAGGTTTTTGGAATACCGTCATGTGTCTTTTTCGCATAAGGGAATTTTTCAAAAAAATCATCTTTCCTTGTTTTTCTCGGGTGCCCCTCCGCCCACCTTTCCACAATAGAAACTGTCTGCTCCGGATATTTTTTCTGAAACTCCCAGCACCGCAGCGTACCCTTTTTTGCATAAATCCAGCATCCAGTACAGCCACCGAAATCACACATTCGCAGAAATTCCTGCACAAATCTCACCGCATCCATTTTTTATCCCTCCTTTTCAACTCTCTCTCCAGCTCCTTCACACTGCAAAGAGAAAGCTGCTCCTTCCGCTCCACATATTCCTTCGGCGGTCGGTGTTCTTTCCTTCTTCCTCTGAAATCCGTTTCCTTCAGGTCAAATAAATCAAAACAAGCCACATTTTTCACTTGCCCATCCGCCAGCAGAACCCACCACATGTTGTTGATATTGTGGTATACCTTTCCCCGCAGCAGATAGCCGCTCCAGTCGCGAAAATATTTCGTTTCTCCGTTTCGCAATGTATTTCCGTCCCTGTCTGTGCCTTGAATTACATATTCGGCAGTCTGCCCGTCCACAGCCTTCAGAAAAAACCAATTTTCCTGCGGATGATGCCAACTGCGGATATAATCATTAACAATAAATGCGGCACCCTTGCAGGTGTTCCTCCCAAATTCTATGGAATACCCGCATTTTTCAAAATATTTCAGAAGCTTTTCCATCGTCCAGTCATACCGCTTCTGTATCAAATATGGCATTTTTTCATATTTATCAAAATCATAAAACCCACCATGCGGATTTTCATGAAATACATCCTGATAAAATTCAATTTTAAAAATATTGGGTGCATACTGCGCTTTAAATCGCAAATCATCAAATCCACCTACTCTGTTTGTCTCGCTCAAAGAAGGGAACTTCTTTTTCATCTCTTTGTCCTCGCTCACATAAAACCCAATCGAACCAAGAAAACACATCAGGGCTTTAAAATTCTCCCAGTGAGGATTTCCCTCTCTTTGGAAACTGTGCGGCAGGTCTCCTCTGCCTATGCAAAATTTCGTGTCATAAATCGTTACCTTCGGCATTTTCCTTCTTCCTCCTTCAACCCAATCAGCCAGTCCACCGAACACCCTGTTTTCCTCGCAATCCGAAATAGCATGTCCGCCCCCGGCACTGTTTTCTCCCTCTCGTAGTTGTATAGCGTGATGTAAGCGATCCCGGTAAAAGCGGCAAAATCCTTTTTTGTCATGCCGCTTTCCTTCCGCAGTAGTCGGATTCTTTCCCGGAATATCTCCCCGTCAAATTCTCCGGTCTGCTTGCGGCGGCTTGCCTTCTGCTCCGGCGGCGCGTCCTTCGTTCGGGGCGCGTCCTCCTCCACCTCTACCACAATGTATCCGGGACGCTTGATCTTTCCCGTCCTCCCTCTGGAAATTAAGGATCGTATGGTTTCTACCTGCACCCCTCGCAGCTCCGCCAGCTCCGCCGCACTGTCTGCCACCGCAAGCGGAAGGGAAAGCGCATCCTTCGTCACAGCCATGTAAATCTTCCTTTTGGGCAACACTCCCCCTCCCTTCTGTCTCAGCTGCTGAGAAATTCTATGGAACTTCTCCTTTTTCAGAACTTCCATAAACAAACCGCAGATTCCCCATCTGCAGCTTGTTTACAGGCATGGCTTCCGCCATGCTGTAATTTCATCTTAGGTAAGTTTTTCTCGCTTACGCTCGAAAACCCATTGCGGCTGTGCCGCTGGCTACGGGGCTTTGCCCCAACGGCATAACACGTTTCCCTTATTCCTCGCCTCACCCAACCTGTCGGTCAGACGTTCGCTCGTCATAAGCAAGGGCAACGTCCGCTACTGCTTGTTGTTTTCCTCTGCCTGCTCCTGCTGTACCTGCTCCGCATATTCCTGCTCCAGATCTCGCGCCTTTTCTTCGTATTTCTCCAAGACTTCCTCTGCAACAGTCCATTTCTTGCTTTTCCGCTTTACACCATTTACGGCTGTCTGCAGCAAAAAGCCCAGCAGGTACCAGACCCTGTCGCGAATCTGCCCCATGCAAATTTCAAAACCAAGCTTCTGATCATAATTTTCCTTGCTCACGCAGCTGCTGCTTTCCAAAATCTCAAATCCGTTTACCAGTACCGCACGCACCACCGTTGTCTTTTCTCCGGCAGTGGAAACAAATACTTCGTCAATGAAATCCTCCACCATCTGCGCGCTGATAGAGGGCGCATCCGTTTTCAGATTTTTATTTTCCTCCAAGGGCAGATACGCCTTCTCAAAAACCCCCTTCGGGCTGAAGCTTTCGTATCCGTCCGCATAACGCACCCTGTACCCCATCTCTGCAACCTGTCCTTCAGCAAGCAAAACAGAATTTATCTCATCCTTTTCGTTGCTGTAAATCCTGCCATCAATCCGAAAGGCTCTTTCCGCCTCAATCATTTTTGTGCCAATATATTTTTTCATTCTTCTTTCCTCCTTGTTCTCAGAATGGCAAATCATCATCTTCGACTGATTCGTCAATGGGATAGAACCCATCCGCCGGGGCCTGTCCGCCCTCCTTGGCCGCCGCCTTGCCTTCTCCGCTGTCCTTCTTGCTTTCAGCAAAGTGCTGCTCCTCAATGATAACCTCCGTTGTGTATCGCCGCTCGCCGTCCTTGTCCCAGCTCCGCACCTGTAACCGTCCCGTCACAGCAACCAGCTGCCCCTTCCGGAAATATTTCTCCGCAAATTCGCCGCTCTTGCCGAAGGCAACGCAAGGAATGAAGTCCGCCCGTTCAGCACTTTGCTTCGCAAAGTCGGCTTCGCCGCCCGCATCCTTCTTTGCGGTGCATCCCGGCTCGTCCTTTCGCTTGAATCTGCGGTTGACCGCCAGCGTGTACCTCGCCACCGCCACAGGCTCTGCCCCCTGCGAATATCGCACCTCAGGGCTTCTCGTCAGCCGCCCCATCAAAATCACTTTGTTCATCCTTGCGTATCCTCTCTTTCTCTTTTACAGAATCAGAACAACCGCACCGCTTTCCACTTCCTTGTCCAGCTGCTCCTTCAAGTAGTTGTAAATGTTCTTCTTCGCCTCCAGCTTCCAAGCGCCGCCGTCTGCCTCAAAAATGGCACATCTGCCGCCCTCTCTCATGCGGAAAATAAATCTGCTCTCCGGCTGATCCACCTCAATGAACGTGCGGAACGGGCGCAGGGAAACAGGGTTCGGCACCTTCACATCTGCCACCGTTGCAACCCCTGTCCGCACTGCCGTCACTTGGCTCACGCCGTCGTCCGTCATCGTCCGCACTGCGTCCTCCTTCAGATTGCCGATCACCTGCAAAATGGTTGCCTTGTCCTCTGTCTCCTGAAATTTGCTCTGCAGTGCAATGTTAAAGCTTTCCGTATCGTAGAAGTCGCCGTAGTTAAATTTCGGCACCTCCGCCTCTGCCCGCACCATGCAGTCTCTCTTGCCCTCTGCCACGTTTGCAATGTCCTTCAGCGTCACGCAGCGTTCGCTTTCAATATGTATAATCGTAGGCGTAGGCTCGCCAAACTGCTCTCTTTCGTCGTCAATCCCCTTTAGGTATCTCACAACGCTTTCCAGTGTGTTCATTTCCAGTGTCGGAAAATCCGGTCTTTTCATCTGATATAAGGGCTTGTCCGAATATGTTCCGCCGCCGTAGCTCTCAATGCTCGGTACTTTCAGTTCGTTGATGTATTCCAGTGCTGCTTTAATCATCCTTATTCCGCCTTTCTTTTCTGTGCCTGCAAATCAATCACGCCGCCGCTTGTCTCCTGTGTCTCCGCTTCCTCCCGGTCAATCTCCAGCTGTCCCTTCATGGCTTCTCTGCTCCATTCTGCCCCCAAAACATTGCCTCTGCCATCGCTTTCCACAATCATTCTGCTGCTGATTGCCCTCTCCGGCTGTAAGCTCGTCTTAACGATGACTGTTACGTCCACATCCGTCCTGTCGTTCTTGTCCGGCTTAAAGGTCAGCTCAATCGTCAGCTTTCTTGCCTTCTCTGTGTCCATGTTCGGGTTCGCAATGTTTTCGTAAACCCTCTGAATGGCACTGCCGATTCTCTCCGCAACTGCCCCTCCTGCAAAGTCCTCCAGTAAAAATTTTTCCATAATCCTTTCCTCCTTTTTCTTATCTTCGCCGCAGTTCGTAAAGCCGCGCCGCCTCCTGCGTGCAGTAGTCGTCATGCAAACGCGCCTTCCTGCGCTGCTCCGCCTCCCGCTCCCGCTGCTCCGCCTGCTTCATCTTCCTTTCCCATACCCAGCATACCGCCGCCATCTCAAGCAAAGCCGCCGCGGCGCTTAAGAGTAAAAACATCTGATCGCTGTACATCCCTATCTCACCCCCTTAATCTCTATCCAGCTTCCCTCTCTCCTTTGCAGCATGCTGTAGGCAAAGCATTCCTTCCACTTTGCCCCTGCCCATGTAATGCGGAAAATGTGCTCGTAAAGGTCTGTTACGGTTCCCTTCCGCCTTTTCTGTATTTTCCGCAATGCTTGTTCCCCCGTCCCAGTCACTGTGTAGTGAAAAACAATCTCACATCCCGGAGTAAGTCCCAATTTCTCCGCGGTCGCCTTCGTTATCTGGGGTACAATCGGTTTCCTCCGGCATCTTGTCCCTGCCGCATAAGCCGTCATTTCCTTTTCTGTCATTGAAATCAACTCTTTCTCCTTGTTGCCGTCAGCTGCTCATGGGCTTCACCTTTTGCTGCTCCGCCCAATTCATGTAATCTTCCTTGTTAATTCTCCATTCCTTCCCTAGCTTGTATGCCGGCAGCAACCCCTTCGCACAGTAAAGCTTCAGTGTGTTTCGGTTGTATCCGGTCAAACGGGAAAGCTCCTCAATGCTCAAAATCAGCGGCACCTCGTCCCAATTCATATATCTGTCGCTTTTCCGCCTTTCAGTGCCCTTCGGATATATAATTTTCATCCTGATCCACTCCCTTCCGGACCTGTGCCTCCTCTCTCCATCCTCTTTCTTCTCCCTCTCCTTGCCAAAATAAGCCCACCCCTCTATAATAAAATTGTCACATTTTACGAATAGAAAGGAGTGCCTTCAATGCCACAAAGTTTCATTGATATTTTCTACCAGCTCTTTCTGTTGGCAACCATCACAATCATTTCAAAAATTGCAAAAGACTACTGGGAAAGCCTATCCGCCCCTGATAAAAACCCTCTGAAATCTCTGCCGGATCTGAAAAAAGCCCGTTCCCAGTTCAATTTTTCTTTGCTGCTGCTGATTGCCTCCATCATTGCGTTTGCAAATGCAGAAACACAATTTTTCAAAGCTGCATCAGTTGTGGCGCTTGCCTTCGCCATCATTCTTCTTTGGGGTGCCTTTGATGCTGTCTATCTTCCTCTTGAGAAAATCGTAAATGATAGAACCAAGGACGTACCCAATCATGACCTCAAGGATAAAACATAAATGCTCCATCCTTACACCACCTTCTTCTCATCATCCACGGGCTTTTCAATTTGTTTCCCAATACGAATACCCTCTAAAAGCCAAAAGATTTTAGACTGTTCTTCCGGAGAGCTGTCCAGATAGTCTTGCAAGAATCTTTGACCGTCCTCAATGATTTGCTCTCTAAACGTCATATAACTCACCTCTTTCTTAAAATAACTTGTACTCTGTCTAAATAATATTGTACTTAGTCTATTTTGTCAATATATTTTTCAAAAAAACTTGACAGAGTACAGATTTTTTTTTAAAATCAATTAAAAAGGTGGTGATGAAATGAATGAACGCTTAAAAAGAATCAGAAAAGAGTTAGACCTAAGCCAAGAAGAATTTGGCAAACGTCTTGGCATTACAGGTGGTGGAATTTCAAAGCTTGAAAAAGGCGAAAGAAATCTCACAGAGCAAATGTTGAAATCCATTTGCCGAGAATTTAAAGTGAATTATCTTTGGTTGACCGAAGGTCTTGGAGAAATGTTCATGGGAATCCCCACATCCATTATTGATGAATTAGCCGACTGCTATAATCTAAACGATAGCGAAAGACAAGTCCTAATCAATTACCTTTCCATGACAGAAGAAGAAAGAGATAATTTTCAGAAATACCTAAAAAAAATATTCTCCATAAAAAAATAAGCAGGCAAACACCTGCTTATTTTTTTATGTACTGGCTATGAACATACTCAAATATTCTTTTTAGCATTTCTTCATCCGACATTTTATTTATCAAAAGTATAATCATTTTCCTATATTCATCAGCTTTCACTATACATCCCATCCCCTCTGTTCCCTTTTTCATGCAAAATAAGAACATTTGTTCGTTCATATATCATATCATTCACCGTTCAAAAAATCAATAAATTTTTATGTAAAATTATTCTGTCAAATTTTGTATGTTTTCCACAATTCCCATACCCCCCTCCCATGTGTTATGATTCGTGAAAAGGGGGAGATAAAAAATGAAAAAATACACTTGTTTGTTGCTGTTCCTGCCGTTCTTGCTTTCCGGCTGCGCTTCCGATGAATATACTTATGAAAATGACTATGAAGATGGTTATGAAGCAGGTTATGATGAAGGCTATGCAAAAGGGTATAATGAGGGCTACGAAGAAGGCTATGATCTTGGGAGAGAAGATGAACAAATAGACCCCAGTAATGTACTATCTGAGGAAGAATTTGAGGAATATGTGCAAGAATATATTGAGGAAAATTACTGATGAAGCATTTCCTTTGTTTCCTTCTGCTTTTCTCCTTGTCATTCAGCACTCTTGCCTTTGCCCATGGCGGCCGCACCGATTCCGATGGCGGTCATCATGATTATAATAACGTCAGCGGCTTAGGTCCATATCATTATCACCATGGCGAGCCTGCACATCTTCATCCAAACGGCATCTGCCCCTATGATAATTCTGCACCGGCTGCTACGGATACAAACGGCTTTTCAGATTCCTTCTATGATTATTTTGAAGATGACACCGCGCCGGAGGAAGCTTCTGCGCCAATCGTAGAAGAATCGACCCCGGAGCTGCCGGAAAGCACCAAAGAAAATCCATTTTCTGCCGTTTCAATCGGTTCGTTTGCTGTGGGTGTCCTTTTCCTTTGCTATTTCGTAAAGCGTCTCAATCGTGAGTTGCATCCCCCTGTGGCGAGCACACCAAATGAACCCCCTGCACAAAACACCTATATCGTGCAGAACGTGCAAAATAATATTTTTGTTTCACCCCCTGCAGCTGCTCCGCTCATTCCGCCGCAGTATGTCATCGGAAAAAATAATCTGCCCGCTGATAGAAACGCCCCCAGGCATTGGGGAAGTACCTTTACTGTATACCTTAATTATAAAACGCACGTCTATCATCGTGGGCGGTGTCGGTATGTAAATCCATCTACCACCTTCCCCACTCATATCCTGCTGGCAAGCAAATATGGTCACCCCTGCAAAATCTGTCATCCGGAACTCCCCGATATGACATGGTACTCGCATTATATCGAACAAAACCAAAACCTTCTTCCGGAAAAGAAGGATACCCCATAA